TAGCCATTATAACTATCCTCTACATGCGATATCGGCGTATTAGTCTGCATGTACGTCAGCCGGGACTGTCTAATACGCCGGAGCTGACCCCGGAATGCACACACTATAGCGGATAACACACAAAATAAAAAGGGGCCTTTCGGCCCCTTTTTGCATGCTTGGAAATCAGGCTGCGCCTGGACTTCCAAAAATGCCCCGTGGGTCGCTGAAGCCAAACGAGTATCTTTCTCTCGCTTTGTACCTAACGTTCCCTGTGGAAAAGTCGCCTTCGAACCCGGTACGCATTGCTACACGTTCAAACATCTTCATGCCGTTAGGAGCATCCGTCTTGATGAAGTACGCATCCGGATCGGTCAAGAAGTGGTTAACCACGTAGCCTTGCGGCACCATGCCCATGTTCTTGATGGCATTGATGTCGTTGTCTGCCGTACCAACACGCAGCGTGGACTTCATGATGCGATCAGCCGTAAACATGAGTTCTTTCGGGATGATCAACTTCAGACCCTGAACAGCGATCTTCAGGCCACGTTCGTCGGTGAACGCTGCGATGTCAATCAAAGCCTGCTCAAGTGAGGTTTCCGAAAGGTCAGCAGGCGTTGCAAGCTCGTTTGCAAGATCAGGACCACTCAAGGTGGGGTGATCCAAAGCACACAAGGGCTTGCCGTCACCGCCAAGCGAGGTGGTGAACGCGCCGTTCAACACGGCAGCAGCTTTGATCTGCTTGGTCTGTGCCATGGAGCGGGCCAATGCCTTGGTGTAACGCGCTGCCAAGCGGTCATAGAGGTTGTCCTCTACGGCCTCTTCGGTCAGCGAGAAAGCCAGTGCAATGGTTTCATGGGTGTAGCGAGCGGTGTAGACCTCTTGCGCTTGGTCGTATGCAACGCCAGCACCTTCAGTCTTGACCGGAGCCTCGCCAAACCCTGACTCCATCACCTCTTCTTCAAACGCACGATCAGAGGATTCAACAGCATAAATCTGCAAATGCTCGTTTTCGTAGTTTTTGTACTCAAGGCCAAAAAGAGCATTGAGCCCAGGCTCAAGTTCTTTGACCAGTTGTGCGCGGGAAATTGCCATGACTTAGCTCCTTTACTGGCCAGCAACACCGGCACTGCCGTACAGGTGCTCGTTGATTTTTACAACAACCACAGCGTAGTTGCCCAGCTCGTTTCCAGGAACCTCGTACAGGCCAACTAGCTTTAAATTAAGCGTTGCTGACGTTGCAATGGTCGAAGAATCAAGCTCCATGGTGGAAACACCTGTGGTGGTGTTGCCTGTGCTGCCGGTGGTGACATCAGCGTTTTTGCCGAAATCGGCTTGCTCGATGTCCTCATCGGCCTGGATGATGAACAACTGGCTGGGATCATCAATCACGTCGGCAATAATCTTGCCCTGCGTGATGTTGGTGTTCGCCGGATAGTAGTTCTTCCAGGTAGGCTTTTGCGTGGTGGGGTCGTTATAAAAACAACCGTTAAACACGCCAACTGCTGCCGTATTGGTTCCTGCTACAAACTTGATGATGTATCCGTCTTTCAACGTGACGAGGTCACCCTGAAAAATGGACGTGTTGTAGTTGTCCTCAATTTGATAACCGTACTGCTTCTGAGCACCAGTAGCCGACAGATTACCAAGAGGACGCAGACCAAAGGCTTTATCTACGTTAGCCATTTGTCGATCCTTTTAAAAAGATTAGGTTTCAGCCGTAGGTCGGCTGCCGAACGTCGTGCGAGAGCGCCGCTCCGGTGAAGTAATCCGCATGCTGTCGTGCGCATTGGATTTCAACAACTCGTTATCGATCGCTCTTTGTTGGTCTCGGGCTCGGTTTTGGTAATACGCATTGCGCTCGGCCACGGTCTCTTCAGGGATACGTGCAAGGACCACGGCCCCGACACTAATCACACCGGCATGGCGTCCGTCTTCAACCGTGGGGGCTACAAAATCAGGATGTTCATCCGCACGCACGAGTTCATAACCTTCGCGCAGCTTTGAAGAAATATTCATCCGATCATCTTGGCCCATGGTCTCACGACGAATCCAGCGGTTTTTAAATCCTGGAGGAGCGGGAGGAGCGTCTAATCTTGAAGGAGGGGCCCAGGGTTTACGGCGCGCAGTTTTATCACGCGTCATTGCTGCGCGGGACTCACGGCGTAGTTTCGGCACTTCAGGAGTGTCGGTAATTTGCTCGTTTTCCATGACTTATTCCTTCACGTACTTTGCGTATTCCTCAAGCGGAACACCCAGCTTTTTGGCAATTGCGACTTGACTCGGGGTCAGTTTCACAGTGCGGCGTGCAGATGTATTAATCCCGGATGATCGAGAAGCAGGAGCAACCGTTTGCACGGGTCGGTTGACTGAACGACTCATACTACCAGATTGAAACTTGTGTGGGAAGTTGTCTCGAATTCGACGATCTAGCTCATGGTAATACTCGTCGCTTTGGGGATGAAAACCCTCTTGCGTTACCAGCTGGATATGAATACCACGGGCAGCGGCGGTCATGGCGACGTCTCTACCAAACCACTCGTTTCTCTCGGCCCAATCTTCTGCACGTGGGTCAATCTGTGCTTGCTGTTGAGCCTGCTGCGCCTGTAGGGCAAGTTGCTGCTGATGCTGTGCCCAGGCTTGTTGTTGTGCAGCAAGCCGTTGCTCAGCTTGGGGCCTGCTTGCTTCTGCTTCGCGAACACGTTGTTGCTCTAGTAATATTGCAGTTAAACGCTCTTGGGCCTCGGTCTCTGTATCAATATCACCCTCTTCCCTAGCCTTTTTGATAATCTGTTTAAGAGCTAAAGCTTGGGTTTCAATGCGTCCTTTGGCCTCTCCGATCCTAGCTCCATCCACATGGACCAGTTGTTGCTCGGCTTGAGCCATACGAGTTTGGACTTGCCTTGCATATTCAATAGCCGCTTGCTCTCGGCGCTCGGTCTCACGAAGACGCGCGGTTAACTTATCAATACGCTTTTGAACCTTGTCGCCATATTGATCAAGGTCGGCGCTGGTTGTTTGATGTGTTTGAACAGCAGGCGGTTCCTGCTTTTCAATCTGCTCTGCGGTGCCGTCCTCACTAATAGCGACGGTAGCAGGCTGCTCATTTTCACCAATATTAAATTCTAATTGCTCATTAGCCATGGTTGTTCCTTACATGTGGACAATATCTTGCGGATCATTAATAACACCGAGCACTTCATCATCGTTAATGAAGCGAATCTCGCCGCCATCAATAGGAATACGGGCACCGGCATAGCGACCGAAAATAATCCAATCACCTTCCTTGCACCACGGTCCGTCAGGGAACTTTTCCTGATCAAAATAAGCCAAAGGCCCAAGATTCAACACATAACCCACCGTGGTTGCAATCTGCGTACGCTTTTGGGTTTCTTCCGATAAGGCAATGCCGCCTTTGGTTTTTTGTGCGCCGCGATACGGCAAGATAGCAATCCGCCATCCCGTAGGTCTTGGCAACCGATGAAGCACAGAATCTTCGATCAATTGCGGATCAAAGTTCCCTTCCTTATCGTAAGCATCGTCCAACGCGGGCTTGCGTTGGGCTTCTTGCTCTTGCCACTTTTGTTCCAATGCCGTTAATGCCATCAGAGATTCTCCTCTCGCTCGTTTAAAAGATCTTTGACCGTGACTTCAACAAGCTTGAGTGCCTCTAAGCGACCCATCAGAAAACGATATCGTTCCATGTCAGGAACAGATCCGTTGAGCACGAGTCCTTCTGTGCTTTCACGTAGTGTTCTAATTTCTCTCAGTATGCGTTCAACTAAGTCAAGCATGGCCACAGTCCATGAAAAAGCAGACGGTTTATCCCCCGCCCGAAGGGCTACAACACTTTAGTATATCTTCACAGGCCTATTACCGTCTTTTTTCTTAACCGTCATAAACGGACCCTGCACACCGGCAGGCGTGCTCCCCGCTTTATATTTCCTTGTCTTGCCCGCAGCCGAATAAGCAATCGCAGCGGCCTGTTTAATGGCAGCGCCTTTGTTTTCTGGCGTGCTGGTTCCAATCTTGCCCGTCTTTTTGTACGAACTGATCATTTCACCGATATTGCCTGAAATGACCTT